GGCTCTCCCTGCCACTACCGTACAGCAGATGAACGTACAGACCAACGCTCAGATGGCGCAGAATGCTCCTTTGAATCTGTATCTGTCTGGAGGCGTTACTGCCGCTGGCAATGGAGACCTATACTTGGAAATAGGGTACAAGATTGTCTCTCTCTAATGAGAGACATCCGAAAGGTTTGCATTGGTCCTAACTACAAGGATTCTATGTGTTATGTGGTGGGGCAGCCTGTTCTCGGCAACTCCCACCATATACATTTAATTAAATACAACGATGAGACGGGGAGCATCCTCATCTATATCGAACAAGGCGACATCATTGTTCTCTGGAAGGAGTTCATTGCGATGCCTACTTCACTGGAATACAATATCAACTTTTGAGGGCAGTCAATCAATTCGTAGTTCGGGGACACAGATACAATAACACCAAGGGAGACCTCATCGTAAGTACGAGCGAGGAAGACCATCGCTTCTCAAACCGAGAGGGGAAGGTCGTAGCACTTCCATTGGGTTATGAGGGTCCTATTGCCGTAGGCGATACCCTGCTGGTCCACCACAACGTCTTCAAGTACTACAATGACATGAGGGGCAGGCGTCAAAGCGGGCGCAGCTTTCTCAAGGATGACCTCTTCCTTGTCGATTTCGACCAGTTCTATATGTACCGCAGCGATGGGGACTGGCATCCTCACGACAGGTATTGCTTTGTACAGCCTGTACCCCCAGAAGATTCAACCATCTTCAAGCCAATAACTGAGGAGCCGCTGGTCGGTATAATGCGATATCCGAATGATTATCTTACGGCTCAAGGAATTGAGCCCGGAGATACGGTTACGTTCCGCCCTGAAAGCGAGTACGAGTTTAGTGTAGACGGGGAGAAGCTGTATCGAATGTTCGACCATCAGATAACATGCAAGATTCAAAGAAGCTAAAGGAGCGTATCATCTCTGCGGGGAGAGTGGCTGTTGAACAACTGATTAAGGTTGCTCAAGAGGATATCCTCAAGCCCGGCGAAGACGACGACCTTGCAGCGGATAGGCTGAAGAATGCGGCGGCTACCAAGAAGCTGGCCATCTTCGACGCCTTGGAGATTTTGAATCGCATAGACTCCGAAGAGGAGGCGCTGGGGTTGTCGGATGAATCTACCGAGGCCGAAAGCAAGATGGGTTTTGCAGAACGACGGTCCAGATAAACTCTACCACCCTGTCTCAGGGTTGGTATCGAAGTCAGTAGTGTCTAATAAGAACCGCGCTAAGACGTGGTTCTATGGATACAACGAGAAGTACAATATGGTGGTCATCTCCAAGACGGGGAAGATTGGAGACATCATAAACATCAACGGCATTAACATCGCCTTGCCTCCGTCACCCAAGGACGTTTCCGATGGGGACGACCGATGGGTACGTAAGGAGCTCCCTCGGGCCCTCTCACGCATCCAAAGCATCTTCCAATGGAATGAGATGCCTAAGGTGTTTAAGTCCGAGTGGGTGGACTATATCGAGGATGAATTCGACCGACGTGAAGACGGGCACTGGTTCGTCAACAACGGTGAGCCTACCTATATCACTGGCGCCCACTATATGTATTTGCAGTGGACGAGTATTGACGTGGGGTACCCTGACTTCCGTGAGGCCAACAGGATATTTTTTATCTTCTGGGAAGCATGCAAAGCCGACTCCCGATGTTTTGGTATGGCGTACCTCAAGATTCGCCGTTCTGGTTTTTCTTTCATGGGCTCTTCGGAGTGCGTCAATACGGGTACTCTCGCAAAGGATGCGCGGGTAGGTATACTTTCCAAGACCGGTTCTGATGCGAAGAAGATGTTTACGGACAAGGTGGTTCCTATCGCAAACCGACTTCCGTTCTTCTTCAAACCGATACAAGACGGCATGGATAAGCCAAAGACGGAACTTGCTTTCCGTGTCCCGGCGTCAAAGATTACCAAGAAGAATATGTACGACATCGAAGCTGAGGAAATCCTTGGTCTCGATACCACCATCGACTGGAAGAACACCGACGACAACTCCTACGACGGAGAGAAGCTCCTCCTACTAGTACACGACGAGAGCGGGAAGTGGGTCAAGCCGAACAATATCCTCAACAACTGGAGGGTAACCAAGACGTGCCTGCGCTTGGGTAGCAAGATTATCGGCAAGTGCTTGATGGGGTCTACATCGAACGCCTTGGCTAAGGGTGGTGCGAACTTCAAGAAGCTGTACGAGGATTCTGACCCGACTACAAGGAACGCCAACGGACAGACCAAGAGCGGTATGTATTCCTTGTTCATCCCTATGGAGTACAACATGGAGGGGTTCATAGACCAGTACGGTCACCCCGTCTTCAACGCTCAGGAGAAACCGGTACGTGGCGTTGATGGTGAGATGATTCGCGGTGGAGCCATAGACTATTGGGAGGCAGAGGTAGACAGCATGAAGAGCGACCCTGATGCGCTCAACGAGTTCTACCGCCAGTTCCCTCGTACTGAGTCACATGCGTTCCGCGATGAGAGCAAGCAGAGCTTGTTCAACCTCACTAAGATTTACCAGCAGATAGACTACGCCGACAGTCTTGTTAAGGAGCACTACCTCACGCGCGGGTCTTTCAGTTGGGAGAATGGAATTAAGGACACTAGGGTAATATTCAGACCCGATAAAAGGGGTAGGTTTAATGTTTCTTGGACCCCGAACAAGGGTCAGCAGAACAGAATAGTAGAGAAACGTGGAATTAAATATGCTGGTAACGAGCACCTTGGCTCATTTGGATGTGACTCTTACGACATTAGTGGCACTGTGGGTGGCGGCGGCTCTAACGGTGCTCTTCACGGAATGACCAAGTTCCACATGGATGACGCCCCTACCAATGAGTTCTTCTTGGAGTATGTCGCTAGGCCACAGACGGCTGAGATATTTTTCGAGGAGGTCTTGATGGCGTGCGTCTTCTATGGCATGCCCATCCTTATCGAGAACAACAAGCCAAGGCTACTGTACCACTTCAAGAACCGTGGGTACCGTGGGTTTTGTATGAACCGTCCGGACAAGAACTTCAACAAGCTGAGTAAGACGGAGAAGGAGCTAGGTGGTATCCCCAACAGCTCTGAGGACGTCAAGCAGGCTCACGCCGCCGCTATCGAGAGTTATATCGAGAAGCATATCGGAGTAGACATGGACGGCACATACCGCGAGGTCGGGGAGATGGGGGCTATGGCGTTCGTGCGTACCCTCGAGGACTGGGCTCGGTTTGACATCAGCAACAGGACTGCTTTCGACGCAACCATCAGCAGCGGACTGGCGGTTATGGCTAATCAAAAACACCTCTATATGCCTGAACAGAAGAAGAGTTCTATAAGCATTAACTTGCCGAGGTACAACAACCGTGGTTTTCGTAGTGAACGATTGGACTAAATGAAAGACGTCAAGGTAAACATCTCCACTGCTGGTTTCCCAAGTCAGTTTGTTTCTGACGCGGAGAAGGCAAGTGATGAGTACGGCTTGATGGTCGGTCAAGCCATTCAATACGAGTGGTTTAAAAAGGACGGAAACCAGTGCCGGTTTTACGACCAGTGGCGGGAGTTCAACCGTCTGCGTCTCTATGCTCGTGGCGAACAGAGTATTGCTAAGTACAAGAACGAGCTTGCCGTCGATGGCGACCTTTCGTATTTGAATTTGGACTGGACGCCTGTTCCTATCCTGCCTAAGTTTATTGACATCGTCGTCAACGGTATGTCCGAGCGCGTCTTCAAGGTCAAGGCTTACGCTCAAGACGCCCTCTCGCAAGCCAAGCGGAGCAAGTATCAGGATATGATTGAGGGGCAGATGGTAGCCAAGCCTGTCTTGGAAATCATTCAGCAGAAGACTGGTGTCGACCCGTTCACCATGAACTCCGACGACCTGCCCAATAGCGACGAGGAGCTCAAGGTCTTTATGCAGCTCAACTACAAGCCTGCTATTGAGATTGCTGAGGAGGAGGCCATCAACACCATCCTTGAGGAAAACCACTATACCGATACGCGCAAGCGTCTCGACTACGACCTTGCTGTACTGGGACTTAGCGTAGCTAAGCACGAGTTCTTGCCCGGCGCTGGCGTTCAGGTATCGTATGTGGACCCTGCTAACGTGGTGTATAGCTACACCGAGGACCCATACTTCAAGGACTGCTTCTACTGGGGAGAGATTAAGACGCTCCCTATCACGGAGCTCATGAAGATTGACCCGAGCCTCACCAACGAGGACTTGGAAGAGATTAGCAAGTACAGCCAGAGCTGGTACGACTACTACAACGTGGCTCAGTATTACGAGAACGACATGTTCTATCGTGATGTGGCTACGCTGATGTACTTCAATTATAAGACGACCAAGAAGATTGTCTACAAGCGTAAGAAGCTTGACGGCGATGGGGCTCGCGTAATTGAAAAGGACGACCAGTTCAATCCTCCTGAGGAGATGATGGAGGAGGGCGATTACGAGAAGGTCGAGAAGACCATCGACGTATGGTATGACGGCGTCATGGTTATGGGTACCAACATCCTGCTCAAGTGGGAGGTAGCTCAGAATATGGTGCGTCCGAAGTCTGCTTCTCAGCACGCGCTTCCCAACTATGTGGCTACGGCACCACGCATGTACAAGGGTGTCATCGAGTCGCTTACGCGGCGTATGATTCCTTTCGCTGACCTCATTCAGGTTACGCACCTCAAGCTCCAGCAGGTCATCTCTCGCACCGTTCCTGACGGCGTGTATATCGATGCGGATGGATTGAGTGAGGTCGACCTCGGTACGGGCAACGCTTACAGCCCAGAGGATGCTTTGCGCCTGTACTTCCAAACGGGTAGTGTTGTAGGCCGCTCCTACACTCAGGACGGGGAGTACAACCAAGGCAAGGTTCCTATCCAAGAGCTCAATAGCAACAGCGGTGCGGCTAAGACGCAGATGCTGATTGGGAATATGAATCACTACTTACAGATGATTCGTGACGTAACGGGGCTCAACGAGGCTCGCGACGGAAGTACTCCCGACCCTCATGCCTTGGTTGGGTTGCAGAAGCTGGCTGCCGCCAACAGCAATACAGCTACCCGCCACATCTTGGACGGGAGCTTGTATATGTTCCGTTCTCTGGCGGAGGCTTTGACATACCGCATCAGTGACATCCTTGAGTACGCTGACTTCAAGGACGAGTTTGTGAATCAGATTGGTAAGTACAACGTGAGTATCCTTCGGGAGATTAGCGACCTGTATATCTACGACTTCGGGGTCTTCATCGAGGTCAGCCCTGACGAGGAGCAGCGGGCACAGCTTGAGGCCAATATCCAAATGGCTTTAAGTAAGGGTGGTATCGACCTCGAGGACGCTATTGATATCCGCGAGATTAAAAACATCAAGCTTGCCAACCAGCTCTTGAAGATTAAGCGTGTAGCTAAGCAGGAGGAGGAGCGTCAGTTCCAGCTCCAGCAGCAGCAGATGCAGGCGCAGAACAATATGCAGTCACAGCAGATGGCTGCGCAGACGGCCATGCAGAAGATTCAGGCGGAGACGCAGAGCAAGATGCAGGTCAAGCAGGCGGAGGTTGCTTTCGAGATTGAGAAGATGCAAGCTGAGGCTCAGGCCAAGGCGCAGCTCATGGACCTTGAGTTCCGTTACAACCAGCAGCTCCATGGTATGCAGGAGCAGCAGTTGCAGGTACGTGAGGACAAGCGCGAGGAAGCTAAGTCAAGCAGAATCAGTCAACAAAATACTGAGCAGAGCAAGCTTATTGACCAACGGAAGAATAACTTGCCGCCGATGAGTTTCGAGTCGAATGAGGATAGCCTCGATGGTTTCGACTTGTCAGAATTTAGTCCACGATAAACTATATATAAATGGAAATTAAAGTACGTGACCTCGGTGAGGTCGAAGCAAAGTCTACGCAGCAGATTGAACAGGAGCTGCTCGATAAGCATGAGGCAGAAGTAAGCGGTGAGACCGCGCCTGAGCCTGAGCCTGAGGCGCCTACGCTTTCTGAAGATGACGTCCGGTCGTTTTTGAGCAACCGCTATGGCAGAGAGATTGAGTCCTTGGACGATTTGGCTGAGGTGCGTGAGACGACACCTGACTTACCTGAGGACGTAGCTGCGTATTACAAGTACAAGCAGGAGACCGGTCGCGGTCTACAGGATTTTATGAAAGTCAACCAGAACCTCGACGAAGTTGACGGCGATGGGTTGCTAAAAGAATACCTCCTACAAACTGAAGACGGCCTCGATGCAGAGGACGTAGAGATGATGATGGAGGACTATAAGTTTGATGAAGACCTCGACGATGAGGTTGATATTAAAAAGGCTAAATTAGCCAAGAAGAAAGCTGTTGCTAAAGCACGGAAGTACTTCGAAGAAGAGAAGGAGAAATACCAAACACCTCTTGAGTCAAGGGGCGCAGGTTCTCTGGAGAATTCCGAGGAGTACCAAGAGTACAAGCAATATGTTGAGCAGGCGAAGACGTACCAAGAGGAGCAGAAGCGCAGGAAGGAGTGGTTTGATGAGAAGACTGGTGAGGTGTTCAGTGAACAGTTCAAGGGCTTTGAGTTCAACCTCAACGACAAATCCTATGTGTATTCTCCCGGTGACCGTGGCGAATTGAAGAAGTTGCAGCAAACCCCCGAGGCTTGGTTAAACAAGTATCTGGATGAGCAAGGCTTAGTCAAGGACGCTAAGGGATACCACAAGTCTTTGGCTGTCGCGATGAACCCCGAGAAGTTTGCTGAGTTCTTTTACGAGCAAGGCAAAGCGGCTGCGGTGGATGACGTGATGCGCAAGACAAAAAACATCAACATGTCCGAGCGTCCCGTTCCCCAAGCTGTTTCTAAGGGGGAATTCAAAGTTCGTGCCGTCGCACCCAGTTCGGGTCGGGGGCTCAAAATTCGTAGTCCAAGAAACAAATCATAAGAAACCATGGCAGGTTCAGTACAAGTAACCCCGGGGTTCCAACTCCAGCCGAGCGCAGACCAGATTCCGCTCTCGACGAATTACATCAACAACTTCGACTTCCTCAACCAGTATCTCCCTGATACTTACGAGAAGGAGTTCGAGCGTTACGGTAACCGCAC